TTCTAAAATCCAGCAAAGATACGGTGAATTAGTAGATTTACCTCAGTTAGATCAAGCAGAATTTGGTTTTGCCGCAGACGTAAATCGTTTGTTTATTGGTAAAACTACAGGTAATACAGAAAATGTTGAAGTTCTAACTGCATATTCAGATATTGCTTTCAGCCAGTTAGATGGTGCAGGTAGCACTAATCTAAATATAGACAATTCTACCTTAGCAAATGGCCAAATTTTAGTTTACGACGGCGATAACTGGGTAAACAGAGGAGGCGGCAACCCTGGCTATATTAATCTAGGTGCTGTAGAAAATGTAAAACTCGAGGGGGGTGGTATTGGATATGTACTTACCACAGACGGTACCGGCAATATCAGCTGGACTCCTAAAGCTTTTGTAACTGCAAATATTGCTAACATAACAAAATCAAGTCCTGGCGTAGTGACTACAGCAGAAAATGTTTACTTAACAAATGGATCAGAAGTTACTATTATTGGCGTAAACGGTATGACGCAAGTAAATGGTAATTCATACTTTATAGGTAATTTAACAAGTAATACATTTGAACTTTACGAAGATATTACTTTGAGTAGCCCAGTCGACACTTCAGGGTTTAGTACTTATACATCAGGTGGAACGATAACCACTTCAGCAGGAGGCAGTGAAGGTTCAGCCAACGCAGCCGGGGTAACTACTTCAGTTCAATTTAATACAAATAATTTATTAGACGCAAGTGCAAGTTTTACATTTAATAAAACATCAAATATGTTAACTGTAACTAATGCAAATATTACAGGAAACATTACTACTTCAGGAACATTTACAACAAATGCAATCACTACCGGGTCAAATTCTACAACAGGTACAATTACTGGTAATTGGACTTTAACATCAGGTTCAAGATTGCAATCAACTTATGCTGACCTTGCAGAATACTATGCTGCTGATAAAAATTATCCGGCTGGCACAGTTTTAGCATTTGGCGGGGAACAAGAGGTAACATTGGCAGGTATCGAAACTAATAAAGTCGCCGGTGTAGTATCAAGCGATCCTGCATATGTAATGAATGGTATGATGAGATGCGAATTTCCTATAACTATAGCACTACAAGGACGTGTCCAATGTAAAGTAAAAGGCAAAATTAAAAAAGGAGACATGATGGTAAGTGCTGGTGATGGCTTTGCTAAAGCAGCAATAGCAGCACCTGCAATAGGATCAGTAATAGGTAAAGCACTACAAAACTTTAATGAAGAAGAAGGTGTCATTGAAGTTGCGGTAGGAAGATTATAAGATAAATAATATTATGGCAGCAGCAATTTACACACCAAGTGGATCAAGTCAATTAACAGCAGCAGCCACTACGGATAAAGTTCGTATATCTACAACTTCAAGCGCGATAGCAGTAGCCGTAGGAAATAGTGCAGTTACAGCTAATCTTACAGCCTGCGAGATAATTCCAGCGAATTCAGTCAATAATTCATTTATCGTAGGCGAAGGCAATTACATCGCATATATTTCAGTAAGCGGTTCAGGTATATTCTCAGTCACAGAACTCGGCGCAGCAACCGGCGAATAATTTCTAACGTAATAAAATAGTATTTTTTGATAAATATAATATACTCAAAACGTTGTTGTTTTGAGTTTATGCGGTCCCCGCCGCGTACCGGCTAGAACCCGGCACTATAGGAGATAAAACAATGGGTCGTCCACTTAAAATCGCAAAGGCGCAGGCAGTTATTACACTAACAGCAACAAACGCCTCAACAGACGTTGTAACTACTTCAGCAAACTTAAATAATCTCGGTATTATCAAGGGTATGCCATTTATTCCAGCAAGTAACATTGGTGGTCTAGTAGCAGGTACAACATACTGGATTCTAGAAATCCTTTCAGCAACTACTTTCACAGTATCAGCAACACAATTATCAGCAAATCCAACTTATACAAAAGTTAATTTGTCAGCAGCAGGTCCTGTAACAGTAGCAGCAACAGTTGGTGTTGTTGATGCATATTTCAACAATCCAATCGGCGGTGCAGGTTATCCAGCAACTAATGCCAACACTTACGGTGTAGTTGGTGGTAACACAGCAATCTATGGTAGTCAAGTATTGGTAGGCGTATGCATGGGTGTATCAGGTACTGGTACAATCACAGTAGCAGATGACAGTCCAAACATCGACGGTGTTGGCACTGATTTTGCTAATACATTCGTAGACGGTACAATCGTATATGATGTTGATGGTAACATTCTTGGTACTATCGATGACATCGCAAACGCAAACGCTGTATTTGCTACATTTGCAGCAAACGCAACAGCAAACGTTTCAGGCGGTGCTTATGTATACGGTACACCAGAAGCAGGCTTTATCGTTCGTCAGAAAGGTAAAACAAAGTATCTAGTAACTGGTACTACTTCAGGTTTGACACAGGCTTGCTATACAGCAAATGTTGCTAACACAGCATTGTTACCAAATACAATGACTATTACAGCAACTTATGCTAATACATCAACAAGCAAGGTATCATCATTGAATGATTATAATTCAGAGGTGTTCCCATCACAGGTTGCAGCAGCATCACTTGTACAAGGTACAACATATACCATTTATAACGCAGGTAACACAGACTGGACAGCAGTCGGTGCATTTGCTAATATGACTGGTATTACATTTACTGCAACAGGTTCAGGTTCAGGTACAGGTACCGCAGTATTGGCTAACGTCAATCCTGATGTAATCGCATCATTCAATTCAGCAATTGTTGCGAACGCATTGGCATCTCTACCACCTGTAGTCACTATTACAAACGCTTAATAGGAAGTAGGAAATGACCGCGACAGTGAGAAAAAAATTTGAAGAAACTATTACTGATGTAGCGATCTTACAGTTAGAAGTTCGTAATCTTCATGACAAGGTTGATGAATTAAAAACTGATGTTAAAGACCTACATGATTGTTTAGATCGTAATATGACTGAAACTAAGGAATTTCTAAAGGAATTTCAAGAGAGTCAAACTAAACAACACGAAGAGTTAGCAGACAAGGTATCTGGTATTGAAAAGATAAAATGGATGCTAATGGGTGCAGCAGCACTACTTGGTGCTACAGGTATAGAAGCTATTCAAATGTTTCTTACTAGTTGAGGATAGTCAATTGACTAGTAAAAACGGGGCTTAGGCCCCGTTTTTATTTTGTAAGTGTAATTATTTTTTCTTTCACAATATCAATATTAACTGTGCTAAACAATCCTGGATGCATTGGTTTAGGGTGCTGATTTTCTCCTATCCAGGCATACCCCACATGTTCGTTATTAAGTGTAGGAATAAACTCTTCATCTACCGCACAAAAAAATGTATGATATGTAAAACTATTATTGACAAACTTTTGTATTGGAACTAGTTTTGCATCTTTTGGAAAATAACCGATTTCTTCTAAACATTCACGTTCCAAACCTTCTAGTAAAGTTTCCCTACGTTCAATTTTGCCCCCGGGAACGCCCCAAGAATAGTTGGAATCGCTGCGTAAAAGGTATAAAAATCTACCTGTGTTATTGCAATAAAAAAATATTCCTGCCGAGGTATTTTGCATGATTCTCTCAGTATAGCAAATACAGCATTAAATTACAATACTATAATCGCCCTGATCATACCAACCTTCATATGACTTCATCCATTGACCCTCTTGGTCAACATATCGATATTGTATATTGGTAGTTATATTAGTGACATACTCTACAGTAGTAGATTCGCTTGCATCAAAGGCTACAAACCATGACATCGTTGAACTATCAAATTGTATGATATCATTGGCTTCAGCGACCAAATTTCCCCAAGCTAAAATTGAACTATCATCTATACCTATATTTTCAACAATCAAATATCTGCGACCATTAATAGGTCCTGGTAAACCTGCATTAGGTCCTGTAAGTTGAGGATTGATAACACTATCAACAGGATCTAGTGTGTTTTGAGGTAATGTGTCAGGATCAATATTATAAATTAATATTCTGTCATCTAGTGGGTCCGGCACGATCGTACCTACAATATCATCATCCATATATGGATTTTGTAACCATATTTGACTGATACCGGGTTTCCATGCCCCATAAACGTTTAGTAAACTACTCCAGTATAAATCAGTGTTTGGAGGTGATGGATCGTTTAAATCAGTATTAGGCGGATAAAAGGCAGAATTTTGTGGAAGTAGTTGTAGTTTATTTCCTATCAATAATAATTTGTATCCATATGGTGTAATTTTTTGGCGAGTACCTAATAACAAATCTTCATCTTGTATATCCTGCAATGCTTTGCCTTTAAAAATGCTAGCAATAACTTTGTGAATAACACCCATCTTTTTCAACTTTGCACTAGTACTTAACCAAATCGGTATATAAAATTTCCAACTCAATACATCGATAGGATTTCCTGTACCGATAGGTATAGTACGTGAACTAAATGTTAAACCGTCTTGATATACAACACTCAATGATGTCCAGTCGACAAAATTATCAGTACTCTGTATTTCTAAACTAGGATTGAACAATGTACCTAGTTGCTCAATTAACTCTAATTTTTGATTATAGTTTGTAGTCCAAAAATCTACTTGTAAACGCAACGTGTAAGGCACAGGCATTAGTCGCTCAATAGTAAATGCTTGTCCTTGCGTATTCTCGTATGATTCTGTGATGTTATTATATGATCTTTGTCTTACTTGTAATTTTTCAACAAAGAAAGGTTCTTGTGTACGCTTTTGATCATATTCTAAACCTGTGATAAAATAAGTTATCATAGGTGCACTCGGCAATGAACTAGGACTATTATTTTGTATGATTGTTTGAACTTGTCTGCTTTGGTCACCATACATCACAGGCACACGAACAAGTATGTCATTGCCATTTGGGTCTTTACCTTTAGTCACATACCAGTTACTAAAGATTTTCGCAAACTGTAATAGGAATCTGCGTATCTGATTGTCGTAAAAAAATTGTGCCATGTATTATTCTTCTGGTGGTAAATTGTCAGGAGCAATATCTAAAATACTAGACAATGGTTGAGCAGAAGGAATGACCTTTTGCGTATTATTAAAGTATATATCTGCCTCATTGTTGATGAATCCCGAAAGTTGCGATTGATCTGTTGCAGTCATACCTGTTTCAGTTCTTACGTTTGTTGAAATACGTACCCAAATTGTCCCATCCCAACGGTATAATATTTGCGGCATATAATCTATACGCAAGAAATAATCTCCGACTTGTGGATTTTGTGGGAACGCAATACCAGCACCGCTTGATAAACCATTTGGTGGGATAGCATCACCTGTTAAGTATCCTGCACTATATCCAAAACTTCTAGGACTTGCGCGAGTAATATATTGGAATGCCGGATCGCAGTCTGCACGCCAGTCCATTTGTGTACTAATATTACCTGTAAAGCCTGGTTGAGTAGGATCAGCATCAGCAGTCGCATAAGTGTTATCTGCTGTACCATATGGACCTGTTACGGGGCCCATTGATTGTACCGTTAAATATTTGTCACCTTGTAATGCTTTAGATCCAGATCCATCTTTCAAAGCTTGTGGTTTAGTTTCTGCAATTTCTAAACTTGCTTGTACAAATCTATCAAATTTTTCAGATAAATCACTATCTGCTGTCATATTCCATATACTTTTGATAGTGTCTTTGCTTATTTTAATTCCTACACTAGGATTTTTATATTTTGGACTACGCATGTAAACTACAGTTGCATAACTTCCAGTTTGTGGTGCGCCACCGCTATATGTAACAACGTTGATAGGTGGAGCAGGCTGATCTAATTTATCTGATAATACACCATTACTTTGGTATATGCCATAAGTTGGAACTACATATAAATCATTATTATTATAACCTGCTTTAGGTAAAATACGTTTTGCTTCTTGTAATTGAGCATCATTAACTTGTATATTTCTATTATAAGTTGAAAGTATATCTTTTAAGTTTTGTTCTGTGCTTGGTTTCCAATACTCTTCATTAGGTGGTGCTATGCCAGCAGGAACTTCCTTAATGCTTTCATAATTTTTATCACCATAACTTATAATATAGCCAGGCGGATAAACTTTATTTTTATCCCAATCACCCAAATAGTTGTCTTGATTGATTGGTTCTTTAAGTATATTGGCAAACTCTTGGCTATCAACTAATGGTTCACATTTGATACGCCATAAATGTGGATACCAAGTTTGACTGAATCCTTCACTTGCAAAGTTTGCGTCTGTAATTTGATAGAAACGTTTTAATGCAACTGGTATAGTTTCATTTAATGGATTATAGTCAAGCAAGTGCGGTAGTTCAAGAACATCGCCCACCATCAATTTTCTACCAACGATGTCGATCATATCGTTGTAGTGAACGGTTATGAAAATTATGTCATTATTCAAGAATAAGCCAAACTGACTTAGATCGAAGTCTAGGTTCTGTACGTTATAATGACCACGCAAACGATAAATGTTCGGATCGTACTTACGATCACGATTTTCTAAAAACAATAAATCTTGTATCTGTAAAGGGTCCGGGCTTATATATTGTGGTTGAGTATAGTCCGGACTAGGAGTTTGTGCGACTGGACCTATATACTTATGAATATATAAGTCTGTACCCCCAACAGTAAATTGCTCTGATATAACCTTATCAAAGAACTTATAATCGTTGGATTTTGTTGGATGATATAGCGATAATTTGGGCATAGTAGTATTTAGTATAAAAATCAATGACTTAGAAAGGTATTGACTTTAGTCCTGTTTTCGCGTAAAATATATAAATTAGTCGAACAACGGAGTTGTCATGGTTAAGCATAAAGTAGAAATCAGAGAGTTGAAGCCCAAAGACTTTGACTTAAAGCACATTGGTCCCGAACCCAGTTTCAATGCTGATTTGGTCGTGACCGATTGGGAACTTGCTAAAGCGTTCAATTGGTATAATCACTTTTACGATAACAAGGACGCTAAAGAATTCATTGCCCAATATCTAGATGTTGCGGGCAAACAACAAGTTGCTAAAAGCATACGCCGTGTCAATGATCGGCATGTCAAGACCACTTATGGTTGGCTAGCACGATGCATTCTGAGGGGAAGTGTAGTGTCAAACGACACTTTGACAAAACTACAGAATGAGGTTGATCGCCTGGTGTCGTTCACTACTGTTGATACGACTGACGAGGAAGCCCCTACTAGCAATCGCCCCAACGTGCAGGAGATCATGCGTGAGCGCACTCTATCAGTCGGTGGCGAACTTGAGGGTTTGTGGGACGACTATCTAAAGAGTGGTGCTGGTAAGGAAGGCATCAAGGCTATGGACTTGTTGTCTCAGCGCAACATTCTACCGCAGCATGTACCTATGTTGGTCAGTGCGTGGGAAGGCAAACTCTATGAGTATGAAGAGGTCCTCGCAGGTAAGGACGAGCAGTTGAATGAAGCCTATGAACGTTTTGGTAAGGTTCAATTAAAGAATATTATCAGTAGCATTCAAACTGTCATTGCCGATCTCAATGCGTACATCAATCTCAAAAAGGCAGGCAAGAAGCCCCGCGCTAAGAAGCCTGTGCCGGTCGAGAAGATTGTTAAGCGTCTCAAGTATCTCAAGTCATTCAAGTTGGAGAAACTTGAACTTGAGAGCGTGAGCCCGACTAAACTTCATAACTGTAGCGAGGCTTGGGTCTACGATACCAAGAAGCGCAAACTTCATCACTATGTTGCTGACGAGTACACTAAGAGCATTAGTGTCAAAGGCAATACTGTAGTTGGTTTCTGTACTAAGGAATCAGAAATCAAAACTCTACGTAAGCCCGAACAGCAAATCAAGGAAGTGATGGGTAGCAAGCCTGCTGCACGTAAATTCTTTGACAACATCAAGGCGGTGTCGGCAAAGCCGAACGGTCGATTCAATGCTAACATGATTATACTGAGGGCATTTTAATATGAGTAAATATGAGTTTGATCCAATAGAAGCACGTATGCAGACTATGATGACGGTAATTGATACCGCTATCTTGTCAACGAATGATCGTAATGATCAATTGATGTTGGCATGCGCTATGCTACAACGTACAAGAGAAATCTTTGATGCTACGTTGGGTACAAATGGTCGTAAAGAAATGTTTAAGGATTTAGTATGAGCCAAGTTGATTTAAACAAATATAAGGATTTCGTAGAGGCAGTCACTAGCAAGCCTAGTCAAGACCTTACTGAGTTTATGAATAGGTTAGATCGTATTGATGCTAACTATGAATCATATGGTCCAGACGGTGAGTACATGCATGGCCCGGATATCAATGTACCACTATTACTTTGTGGTGCTATAGGTCTTGGTAGCGAGACAGGTGAGTTCCAAGAGATCGTAAAGAAGGTAGTGTTTCAAGGAAAGCCCCTAAATGAAGAAGCACACTTTCATATGAAGCGTGAATTGGGAGATATCATGTGGTACTGGATCAATGCTTGCCGTGCATTGGGCTTTGACCCCAATGACGTGGTTGCAGAGAACGTAAAGAAACTTGAAGCACGTTATCCGGGCGGCAAGTTTGATGTTTACTATAGCGAAAATCGGAAGGCTAACGATTTATAAATAAAAAGGTCATGAGTAAATTTAAGCTAGCAACAATAGGTTGTTCTCATAGCAGTTATTACGCAGGACTTCCCTGGCCTATACCTCTTGCACAAATCACTGATTGTGAATTGAAAATGGCGTATAGTGCAGGTGCAGGTAATGAGATTAATGTTTTAAAAATTCATGAACTCTTAGACAAGCATACACCTAATTTGCTAGTAGTACAATTGACTGATCCTAACCGCTTTACAGTAGGACTTGATTATGAATCATCACACAAAGCCTTTCCATATGAAGATTTAATAGGACCGTTTAATCATAAAGATATTAATTTTTATACTTTTAATCATACTGAAAACATACAAAACTTGCAGCGTATGGTTGGAAAAAGGTTTCATACTGATCTTGATAAATTTATAATGGATCATGTCATTACTAGCGAGTATAATATAGATCACAAAATTGTATCGACCATGTTGGCTATGGACAATTTAGCAAAAATTTATAAAGTACCTTTAGTTTTTTTTGCTTGGACTATAGATATCACAGAACATTTACGAAAACATGGTTATGAAAAATTATTAGATAACTTTAATATAATTCCATCTTTTATTGAAGAATTTGTAAGCAATAATAATATCCAACCTGTATCTACCGGTATCGCAGCAGGTCACCATAACACAAAAAGTCATATAAGGATCGCTACAGAGTTTGTCCTGCCTTACCTGCTATCTAAAAACCTTATTCCGGAACCTCAAAAGAACATAGCTGACCTATACTTAAGTCCCGTATAAATAAGATAGTATCGGGAAATAAATCATGTCAGCGGATCCACTTTCAGTTCCAACAAACGCTAATCTACAGCAATTAAAAGAAACCATGTTTAACAACCTAAGATTACGCTTAGGAGGCGATATCGTTGATTTAGAGTTGGACCCTCAACATTATGAGGCTGCTTATGATTATGCTATTAAGGTCTATCGTCAACGTGCGCAAAACGCTACGATTGAAAGTTATACCTTGATGACGATCATAAAAAACGTTGATACATATACGCTTCCTGCTGAATATATTAACGTTCGCGCTATTTTTCGTAGGACAGTAGGTCTTGAGACTGGTCCTAGTTCAACATCATTTGACCCATTTAGTAGTGCAATTCTAAACACTTATTTGTTGAATTACAATTATACAGGTGGCATGGCTACATACGATTTCTATGCCGGCTATGTTGAATTGGCAGCACGTATGTTTGGTGGGTATGTCACATATACGTTCAATCCTGTAACTAAAGTATTGCGTGTAGTGCGCGACTTCAAGGGCACAGGTGAGCGCGTATTGATTTGGGCTGATATGACAAGACCAGAAACTGAATTATTACAAGATCCGGGCGCAGGTGTTTGGATCGGTGACTTTATATTAGCACAACTAAAAATAATTATCGGTGAAGCCCGTGAAAAATTTGCAAGTATAGCTGGGCCAGGCGGCGGAACTTCCTTGAATGGTGGTGCTATGAAAGCTGAAGGCAAGGCAGACCAAGAAAGATTACTAGAAGATTTACGCAGATATCAAGATTACAGCCAACCATTAACTTGGATTCAAGGTTAATGCATGATAAAAATTTATAATCCCGGAAGGGATATTGTTGACGATATATTTGGTTCTTACCATCAAAATTTTCTTCCTTTTGATATTGAAAAAAACGAATGGCAGTGTGTAGAA